ATCTACAAGCTCTTGTTCACTAGAGATAGCCACGACCTCATCTAAAGGTCCTTTACGAAATTCGCCAGCAATAGCACCAATAGATGTTGATACTGCAGGTATAATTCTAGTTAAGTCTTTTTCTTGTACGAGAACACCTGGTGATACTTGAAATGCCATAGGTTTATTCTCCTCTTTTAATTAGCTAATTGCATTTTTGTTGTTCAAAACTCGTATTATTCATACGCCCATAGTCAAAGTTTCATTCTTGTAGATATTTATAATACCACAAAATTACATACCTTTACGAATATCTACCGGATGCCATACATCTCCGTATTCATCAACTGTAGCCTGTTCGTGGTCATTGATACCATCATCTAAAAATCCAAACGGAGCCATATCTTGCTCTATCAAATTTTGTTGTTCCACATACATTTGTTGACGAGCATTTGTGTTAGTTAATTCTTTAAAATAAGGTTGATTTGACACCCAGCCAAATATAACACAACACATCATCAAGTCGTCATTTGCCCCATCTTCGGCCTGATAACTTTGACCTCTTTTAGCAAAGGTAGATATTTCTTCTATAATCTTAAAGGCGTTAATTATTAATTTGTCACCCTCTATCAATGTCTTTATATTGGCACAACCTATTCGTTTAATCTGTTTAGTCATACGAACACCTAAAGATGTACCTCGGCCACTATACATAGCACCTAGTATTTGACCAGCACGACCTTTTTGAGTTGTCATCATAAGATTGTCATATTCAATTTCGAACTGTAAAGCTTCAGCAATTTGTTGGCCTATATCATTGACTTCGGTTAATATATGTGCTCTATTGTATCCTTTACAGACTTGTTCTATAATATTAGGAAAGACAAATGGTTTTACTTCATTGTCTTTATATAAGGCCACCACCTTGTAAGGCATTTGTGTGACATCAAATACTATAAAGGCAGAATAATCTTTATCCACACCTCTGGATACGTCAACGGTACATATGTATGTGTGACCTTTGATTGGTGCCTCAAATACTTCTACACTACCTGAAGACTTTAAAGGATTCATATAAGCCATATTTTTAATTTTAGCAGGACTTATAAGTGTATTAACAGAGCCTAAAAATTCACATTCAAACTCTTGTTGAAATTGCTCAGGTGATGTGTTTCTAATTGTTTGTTTTTTCCAGGCCTCATCTCTACCAGGAACTTCCGACCAATGTACTTCTATAGGTATATAATCGTTTCTTTTATTTTCAGCATCTGTCCATAATTTGTAAAACTGATTCATACCATAAGGGGTTGATACAATAATCATCTTTGTATTTTTACCAGATGATATTGTAGGATAAACTGAACTAAAGAAAGATTCGGCAATATTTGTAGGAACGAAAGCAAACTCATCAAGGAATATTATATTATAAGAACCACCTCGAATAGCACTTGAAGAAGTAGCGGCCGCCACAATGGTTGATTTGTTTTCTAATTCAATATTACCTTTGTTCCAATTAATAACACCTTGTTGCATCCACTTTGGTAAATTTTCATAGGCTAATTGTAATCTACTTAATATATCTCTGGCAGTAGATGATTTATTGGCAAGTAGGGCTATGTTTGAATTAGGATTAAATAAGGCATAATGTAATAGATAAGAAATAGTTGTTGTTGATTTACCTGACTGCCTTGGAAGTTTACATATTGTAAATCTATTATTATGAATTGTATTAACTATCTTCTTTTGAAAGTCATACATTTTAAAAGGTACAAGTCCTTCGTCAAGTGATACAATCCTTATATAGTTTTCCATAAAATATAGAGGATCATTGGCACACTTTTGATATTCAACAATCTGTTCTTGTGTAAACTCTACAGGAGTGTTTACTTTTTTAAGATTAGGGTTTCCCAAATATGCATCATTACTCATTAATTATTGCCTCTATATGTGTATAACCTAATTGTAAAGCTCTTGTTACTCTTTGACTTCCTTTATACACACTAAATTCTTTTTCTTTATATCTTACACCTAAAGCACCAAATCTAGGAGTTGATATTATTTTATGTTTTATAACCTCGATAGGATTTTCCATTATATCAGTTATCATATCAACACCTTGATCTAATTTAGTATTATATTTTTCGTAATGTTTATTATAAACTAAATCACTTATCTTTAGTATCTGTTTCTTTGGGTGTGATGTTTTTGCTTTCAATATTTTCATCTTTTTTCAACATTTTTTGTAACTCAGCTGTAGAACCTACAAATAGAGCATTTTTAATATTTTGATTTGCTGATTTAGGAACTTCTTTTAAAGATTTAAGTTTACTTTGTAAGTCTTGTAATTTATCTACAGTATCGGCCACATTTTTAATACCGGCTAAAGCTACTTCATAAGCTCTTGGATGTTGGCCTTCTTTAGCAACATCTAAAATACCTTGTATCGCTTCTTGGCCTCTTTCAATTAAGTTATAATAATTTTCTCTACTATAATCATAATCATTATCTATGTCAGCTTTTTGTTTATCTTCTCTACGAGGTACTAAAGGTTTAAACTCTTTAGTTTCTTTAGGTTCTTTAGTTTCGATACCTAGTATCTCATTAACCTTGTCTTCGAGTTTGCTCATAATTATTCATCACTATCAGTTGTTGGGTTATAAATTTTACCATCATTAAAATCGGTTATAGTTGTAGTAAATCCAAAATCATCATCAGCGTCAGCTGTTGTAGGATTTGGTGTAATTTCAATTCTAACTTCTCTACTTTCTGTACCAGTTGTATTAGTATGTAAATCTGTTTGAACTGTTTTAACAACTTTTTGAGTTGAAGCAGGACCAAACAGATAAGTTTTAGCCGTAAACCCTAAAGTATATATAACGGCTCTACGAGTTGTAAAATCACCATTATAACTATCATCATAGTTAACACTATTTAATACAATAGGCACATCTCTTTTGATATTTAAACTTGGTATAGCATTAACAGTTACCGTATAATCTGGTTGAAAGAAAGGTAATATTTGTTCTACTATTTGTAGGCCACTTTCTGCCGTTGCCGTAAATACATTTAAATTATATGATATATTATAAGGAACAGGCATATAATTATAGTCTAATATTTTACCATCAGCAGCTGTTTTTACAGACTTAAATTTTTGAATACGATTTAATTTTCTACTAGGGTCATATGTTATTCCTGATATTTCAAATGACATACGAGGTAAAGTAATAGAAAATTCTCTTTCATCTAAAGAGGGTTGTTGATCTAGTCTTACTAAAAACTTTTCTTTTGGAGCATAAGATAAAGGCACTCTAATAGATTGTATTACTGTATCACTAGAGTCTTTTCTTTTAATTTGTATATTATTAAAAAGTTGACCAAAAGCGATGGTCATTCTTCTCATTGATTCGTTATAAAAATATCCAAACATTTAAAAATCCACATCTCCAAAAGGGTTACGTTCCGTAAAATCTAGTATATCATCAGCAGTAGAGGCTGTATCAAAGCCTGCCTCAGTATCTAAATCTAAATTATCAGCATACGGCGATTGTGTTTGTATAGCGTAAGTTTCTAATAACATATAATTTACATCACCAGTAGCACTATCATTTTCTAATACAATTGAACCTACTTCGTTTTCTAAAGATACTTGATGTTGAAGTTGATCTAAAGTATATTGATCTTCAGCACTATCTATATCTGTGACGCCAGTATCTAATCTTTCTGAACTATATTCCCAACGAGTACATTTTAATTTGTAAACAGGTAAATTTCCTAATTGAAAAAATGGCTCCTGATCTTCAACAAATTGTATTTCAAAAAAACTATTCATCAAAGGCATATAAAGTATATCGCCCTCGTTTGGTCGGCCTTCTTTAATTAAAGCTGTTTTACTATCAACAGCCTCATCAAATCTTCTTTTAGCAACCATAAAGGTTGTATCTTCTCTAATTTCTAAACCAAACTTATTGATAATTTCTTGTTCGCCAGCAAAGCCTTCAGTTGTTTCCATATACATTTCAACAACGTGTGCTGTTCTAAATCTGGATAAAGTATCTTCGCCTAAAATGATGTCTTGGTTGACAAGTGAACGAGGCAGATAGTAAATATCTTGCCCATAAATTTTTAAGCCTTCAATAATTAAATCTTCGTAAAGTCTTTGTTCTTCGGTACTGCCTATGCCTTTACCTTGTTGAAAATAGTGGTTAACAGCCATAGCATTATCCTATCATCATAGCTGGATTTAATTCATATGAACTTCTAATTTCTTGTTCTAGTTTTTCAATTTCTTGTAATGCTTCTGAAAATATTTGTTGACCATTTAAAGAAACACCACCAATCATAGTTACACCATTAAATTTGCTAAGATTTGCTCCCCATTGTTTTTTAAATAAAGCAGTTACATATCTTTTTAAATAGATGTCATTATAAACATCTGTATAAACTGTAGGGTCTAATTTACGATATGCTTCAATTACAAGATATTCACCAACCTGTAAATCGTTTGTCCAATCCATATCAATATATAATCTGTTGTCGTGTTGATTAAATCTTAATGGTTTTTCACCAACTAACACGTGGTCTAAAAAATCTAAATGTCTTAATACAACATCATAGTTAATTATAGATGTTGAAGAAAAATCGTAAAGGTCATTTAATCTTAATTGGTATCTTACATCAAATAAGTTTAGATTACCTTTATCTGAAAATGGGAATATGTTAATTACTGAAATGACTGATTCAGGAACGATTAGATAATTTTTGTCTTCCTTCCAACTCGTAGAAACAGAATTTTTAGTGGCCGTTTCTGAAGTTGTTCCTAATATTCTATCTTTATCTGCTTGAGTATATTGATATTTTAAATATGTTCTACGAATTGCATCATAGTGATACTGAGCAAAATACTGTAACGCTTCATCTATTCTATCTTCTAATTGGTCATCATCCACGTTAATTTCAATAACGGGCTTTCCCAATGTTCGCAAAGCGTATTGTTTTAATTGTTCTCTTGTAGCTGGCGTTGCCATTATTAACCCCTATAAGTGTTTACTACTATTTATAATAAAAATAGTGTGTTATCCTAGAGCAACGGCTTGAGCAATAGCAAAGGCCGTAGAGGCTTTTGTGTCTATTTGTGTCTGAATGGCGCTTGTAACACCATTTAAATAACTCAATTCTGTATTATCAACATCTCCATTACCAATTTTAGTAGCACTAATACCACTTGATAATTCGCTATCTCCAATATTTGAAATCGTATTATTATCAGCGTCTATAGTTTTATTTGTTAAAGTATCTGTTGTTGCTCTTCCTACTAATGTGTCTGTAGATGTAGGTAATGTTAAAGTACCTGTATTTGAAATTGATGAAATTATAGGACTTGTTAAAGTCTTGTTTGTTAATGTGTCGGTAGTATCTTGTAATACAATTGTACCTGAAGCATTTGGTAAATTAATTGTTCTATCAGCCGTAGGGTCAACAACACCTAATACTGTTTCATAATCATCAGCCGTTGAACCCTCAAATGTAAATGAGTTGGTAACTTCTATTGTGCTAGAATTAACCGTAGTTGTTGTACCGTTTACTGTTAAATTACCTGTAATTGTTGTATTACCTGTTACTGTTAATCCTTCGTCAATTGTAATTAATGATGAATCTGTAGATGAAAGAGTAGTACCAGATATACCAATTGCTGATCCTTGAATAGCACTTGTTCCATTACCTAAAAGTATGGCATTGGCCGTATGAGTTACAGCACCTGTACCACCGTGTTCTACAGCGATAAACTCACCTGTTTGAAATTCTGCTAGACCTGTAGCTACATCACTTTCGTTAAAGACTGTTCGTATTGGTGTTTTTGCTGTCATATGTTATTCCTTAAAAGAAAAATAATGTGTTTCCTTGTGATGACCCTAATACTGAACCATTTGCTAAAGTAAATTGTGCCACAACTTTATCAGGATCAGCTTTAAAATCTAGTTTTGTTGCTTGAGTATTTAGACCTAATGCTTTTGTAAAAAATGGAACAGCCTGAACTGGCGATCCATCTTCACCCGCTAAAGCAAGAGTCTTTGTAACTCCATCAACAACTTCAACGTTTGAGTTTAGTGGTAATGTAGCACCTGAGGCAGAAATAGCAATTGTTCCTGTTCCGTCAGATGATATAGTTGAACCACCAATATCAATCGTGTCACCTGCTAGATACAATGAACGAAATCTTTTAGATGTTGAACCTAAATCGTAAGCTTCAGTTGTATCAGGCAAAATATCTTGGTCAATTGCTGATAAATCAACACTTGAACCTGAATTAAAGTTAGCAACAGTAACAACACTGCCACCACTTCTCATATAAACTATTTTATCAGTTATATTAACTGCTACTTCGCCGTCTTCTAAATCACTTGTAGTCGGTACAGCAGAAGCCGTTGTACTTCTTTTTAATTTAATAACAGTTGCCACTTATTAATCTCCTAAATTAATAATTAAAATGTTCCACCATCAATAGTTGTAACAGTAACAACACCAGTATTTACAGCAAAATTATCTGAACTAAATGAAGCAACACCTTTATTAGATGTAGTTGCCAATTCAGCAGCAATTGTCAAAGTATTTGAAGCTATTGTTGTGTCAATACCCTCACCACCTGTAACAATTAAAGTTTCACCAAGACCAATTGCGTCTTCAGTAGAACTTTCATCTCTAATTGTAAATGTGCTATTTGTTAGTGAACTATTTCCAATATTAGATATTGTGTTACTTGAAGCATCAATTGTTTTATTAGTTAATGTTTCTGTGCCAGCTAATGTAGCAAAAGAACCATCACTTAAAGCTGAATTGAACTCGGCTGTTGTACCAGTAACGGTTGCTTCTGATAAGTCAACTGTTATAGTATTACTAGCACTATCAATAGTTTTATTTGTTAATGTCTGTGTACCTGTGTTTGTAGTAAACGAACTTGGTAAAGTAATTGTATTAGATGATAAATCTAAAGTCGTAGCTAATTTAGCAACTGTTACCGCATTATTATTAATCTTGTCAGTTTCAACAGCACTAGTAGCAATTTTACCAGCAGTTACGGCTGTATCAGCTAATTGGTTAGTACCAATTCCTGAAGCCTTAACTTGTAAAGCGTCACCTGATACTTCGATTGTAGTATCATCAACAGCGACATCTAAAGTATTACCAGTTTTTGTTAAAGCGTCACCAGCTGAAATTTGACCAGCACCAGAGAATTGAGCAACTGTAATATCAGTTGATCCTAATGTTGGTGTACCATTGTGTGTAAATACATAACCGTTATCAGCATTAGCAGTACCTTCTTCAACAAATACAAAAGCACCACCTGTAATTTCTACAGCTTCATCACCGTCTGGTGTTCTTGTTAATACATAAGCGCTTGAACCGTCACCAACTGTTGTAACTCTATATAAACCGTTTTGAACAGCGTCTGATTGATCTTTTAATAATACTCTATCGTTTGTTGATGGAGTTTGGCCATCAATTGAAAAAGCACCATTTGAACCAGCAGTAATTGTACCAGCTCCGTTGTCATATGTTCCAGCAACATTAGCTGTTGAAGCATATCTAACAGAAGCTTTTACATCTAAACCGTTAGCAACACTATCTACATATGCTTTAGTAGCAGCGTCCTGAGCACCCGATGGATCAGTTACGTTTGTAATTCTACTTGAGTCAACATCAACAACACCAGAACCTTTTGGACTGATTTTTAAGTCAATGTTTGTATCACCACCTGAAGTAGCAATCTGTACGGCATTACCTGTAGCAGCGTTAGTAATTTCTAATTCATTTACGGCACTTGTTGTAGTTTGTAAAAGAATTAACTCATTACCATTAGCGTCAGCAATAAAACCACCATCAGCAAATTTAGGA